ATCATATAGTCCATTTAGTGCATTCTCCAAAGAAGTTTGTTTAATATCAGTTTGATACTGCGGGATTTTACGCTGATAGAATTGCGTAAATGGGTCGAGAGCCAAACGCACGACTTCTCGTAAGGTTTGGTTGTCACTCTGTTCAGTTAATTGATCAATTTTGAAATTACGAGAAGCATTGGCAGCTAGGCTATTCAAAAAGTTATTGATGTTCATTCTTCACCTGTTCAATATGTTTACACTTACCATGATACTTAAATCCAACACATGTGCATGTCATTCCATTGTCGGTTTCTTCTACATAATACACATGATCTTTACTTCCAGTAATCTTCCAGCGTTTACTATTTGTAGTATCTTCATATCGCTGTAAGATTTTAAATTTACGATATCGAGTATCAAATCTCTGGGGATTTTTAAACTTCATAAAATCGTTTGGATTATTCCATTTAAAATATCCAATAATTTTATCCATTGAATCATTCATAAGGTATGTATGATTAGGTTGAAAGTCTGTAGACCAGACAGTAATTTCTTTAGCAAGAATCATGCAGCTTCCCTGAAGTAACCATAGGGAAGACCATTGAGAAAACAGAAATATTCCCAATCACCATCTGCATGGCTGGCTTCCATAATCCAACGGAGTGCAGTTTCACGATCACGTGCACCCATACAGATTGTGTTAGTAACATGCTGCTCAAACTTAGCAACTGCCTCTTTCTGAGCATCCTGTTCATCTCTGTAGTTTTGCTCGATGACCTTAACACAGATCTCGATCTCTCGGTTGAGATCTTCAATAGACATTTCTTGGAAGTTCATGAAACGAGGACGAACACCATGCGCATCTTTATACGCATCCCACAACGTACATTCGAGTTGCTCACGCACAGTTAAATCGCTCCACTGTTTCATACACTCTCCTTCATGTTAATTTTCTCAAAGCCAAAATTGGCTACCACAAAAGTCTCATCAGTGCTAAGATTATGAATGATATCACCGACGGACAAACTATGCATCTCACCAACAACTTCGATCAAAGAAGCATCATCTTCGAAAACAAAGTTTGCGATGCGAAAAACTTCGTCCATGGATCGAGCATCACAGTGAGCCACGAACACGAACTCATCAGAGATTTCTTCAATCTCTTGTGGCTTCATAAAAGACAGATCACGAGATTTTTCATGTTCAAACGGAAGTTGATAAATTGCATAACGAGTCATAATATTTGTTTCCTTTTCAAGTTTCATACAGATATTATACCTCTACTTGCAATTAAAGACAACCCCCAAATACAAAAAACCCTACTTTTAGTAGGGTTATTACAGCCTTGTAGCTACAGGGTCTCTCGACTCTAGTAAGTTAGTACTTACTTACTTAAGGGCGGATGCAGAAACAATTTCAATCCCAGAGCCAAATATACGATTGTATTCGTTAATAAGTTTAATGTCAGGTTCAGCAACAGAAGCTACAGCATGTTTGAAAATTTCTACGTCACTAATTGCATAAGGAAGATACGGCATAAGTGCAATGCCTACACCCTGTTCAGTTCTTTGCATAACAATTGTAGCTGGTTTATTTAATCGATAAACATTGTCAATAGTAGATTTCCATTCACCAATAATCTCTTCACCACTAATAAGTTTATACAATTTTATATTATTCATGTTCACTCCATTTCTAAGTTTTCAGTTCTATTATCTTCTTCATAATTATAAACAATGTTAGAAGAAACTACATATCTATATCCAGTAAATTCTTTTTTTGGAACTCTGTGCATAACATTTCCCTCAAATAACAATAACAATCCATGAGATGGAAGAACCTCTCTCCAAACACCATCTTCATAAAGAAATTCTATTCCTGGGCAATTTGTTGGAGGATTTAAATAGTAGGCAGTAGCCCAAGTAGATGGATAATGCGAATGTTCTACCGCATAATCATTTGATTTGTATTTTAATCCCCACATAGAAAGTATAACAGCATTAATGTTTCTTTTATATTTCTCTAGAGAGGCTTGTTGTACTGCAATGTTTATATAATAACACAACTCTCTAAATCCATCTTGTTGCTGCATTTTCCATTCAGTCATCTGTGCCTTGACATTCGTGGAATGGTTTTGCCTGTCTTCTTGTTCGTCAATAACTCTAATAATATCAGCAGTCATTTTTGGGTCATCAATTGTTAAATTATAAATGAATGGCATTTTGTTAACCTTGTTCAACTAAAAATTCTATGTAATCTGCAGCCTCGTGTTGGTCAGTGAAATATTTTACAATAAAGTTGTCTGGTTCATAGGCATGAAGTGCAACTATCATTATCTGTGTATTTTTGTATACAGATATTTTTAATAACCAGTCACCACGTCTTACCGTGATGAATGATATCATGTTTGGGGATAGTTTTGCTTTCATTATGATAGTATTTAGGGAGAGTCGAAACTCTCCCCATACTATCACTTAGGTTGAGTAGGTATTTTACCGTTTACCCAATCCCAATCATCATCTGTCATTGGGATCCAGTTATTCATTTACATTCTCCATACTGCCTCATTAACTCTCGTGCTTCTTTATATCTTCCATTTCTGGAAAGTTCAGCTGCAGCACGAGCATAAGCAATACCTTTCATGCAAAGATAGATTTTTCGGAAAAATGATTTCATCACTTCTCCTCATTCAATAACTGTTTCTCACCTGTTGATTTAACTGCGATCTTCTTTGGTTTCTTTGCTTCTGGAATCAAACGCTCCAAAGCAATTTTAAGCATACCATTAAAAATCTCGGCATCTTTAACTTCCACTTCGTCATTCAATACGAATGAGCGAGTGAATGCACGATTAGCGATACCTTTAAACAAGAAACTATCTTCTTGATCTTCAGTTTTAATATTACCACGAACAACTAATTTACCACCATCGATTTCAATATCAATATCTTGCTGAGCAAATCCAGCTACAGCCATCTCAATGGTGTAGTGGGTGTCATCGTGTTTCTTGATATTGTATGGAGGATAGTTAGGGATGTTCTTTGTTACATCATCATGTAATTTTTGAAGAGTCTTAAATTGCTCATCAAAACCAACAAAGAATTTGTCTAGGTCTTTAGTTCCCCAGAATGTAGGGATAAAAGTGTTTGTCATATTTCCTCCTTACTTAACTACAATTGCTGTAAAGAAATCATTAGTAGATTTCGCTACAGATTTTGCGAAAGATGCTTGCGCATCAATATAAGTTTGGAGTTGTTTTGCGACCTTCTCGTCTTGAACGAATGTCTTAACGAATTGAGTCTTTGCACCAGAGATGGTGTCAATGGATGTGTTGATTGCTTGTAACATATAGTTCTCCTATTAAGCGAGTAAATTGAATGTGATACCCCGAAGGCATATCGTTAATACTGGTTACGGTATCCAGCGATGTCGTGCGTCACATCCGCTTTAAAACGCTCCGTACCAAAGTGGTCCTAAGGTGAAGAGGGTACTATGCTGCAGGTGCTTGTTGAGCAGCCTCAGCTTTTTGTAACTCGGCAACTTGTGGTTCGCCTTGTTGTTTAATTTTATTTATAAGAAGAACAACTTCTTCAAATGGATGTTTACCAAGAGTACGAAGAATCATATTGGTTTCTTCAACAGTCAATTCAAGTTTAATCATTTTGTTTTCTTTCCTATGTTATATTTTGGAACTAATTCCCACTGGTCTTTTTCTTTATAAGAGACCACCTTAATTTGAGATAGAGATGCCTTTTGTTCAGCATGAGAAGCATGCAAGATTTTTAATAATTCCCAATCTTCTAGTAAACCAGCAATTGCATTTCTGCGTTCTATATCTCCATTAGTTATGTTTGACTCTTTACCATCTAAAGCAAACAATTCTTTAAAATGAACTATAAAATACCTACCCTGCTTATGTAAAATATGGCAGGATTGATACAATTTATTTTCTTTTCTGGAAGCGATACCGATGCGTGTAAGAGTTTCTCTTACTTTTAGGAAGTTGTCTGGTTCTGGCAGACTCACTTCAAGCATGGACTCTGGCGTCCAGTCGTAATATATCATTTCGACAGTCATTATTTTCCACCTTTATATAATTTTTCTTTTATCATAGTAATCTGTTCTTCTGTCAAAATATCTAAAGCCTGTCTGGCTTTTTCAGAAGAAAACCCAAAGTACTCTTTTACTAGAGTCAAAGATTCTGTATCGGCATCTTTTTTATGCCATTTACTAAATCTTTTTTTCTTGGATATACTATTTAGTAAAAATGAAAATTGCCATTCTGGTGGACAAGAAAATGCTAAATTCATAGCATTTGCCTGCATAACTGTATCTGGGAAGTATGATAATCCTCTATTAATTAGAAATGATTTATAATCTTTCTCCGCTTGTGGATCTAAGAATAAGTTTTCTTTAGTTACATTTATGGCATTGATGAAATCAAAAGGGGTCATAATCTAAAACCAACCTCTCTAAGATCTTGTTCGGAAGCTGCAAATCTTTTACCAGGAAACATTTCTGATAAATTCTGTTGTATTTCTTCCACTGAAGAACCTTGTGCCATAAATCTACTTGTAGTTTTATCGTAACAGAAAATAAGACCTTCGTGTTTTTCCAATACTATATGAATTCTATCTTGCTCTTCTTCTTCTGCCAACTCTTGTAATGCTTCTGTAATTTTTTGCATTTTCTTTTGAGCGTGATGTTCCCTAGCGTTCCATCCGCTAAACGCACCCCAAACCCAAAAAACCACTGCAATGGCTATTGTCGAAATGAAGTCCATAATAGTTCATCCTCATTTGAATTTACACTGAGACATAATCTCAGTTAATGCTGCCATTATATTTAGTTCATGGTCTGCTACAAAAGCTGCTTTGTATTGATAATCTGCCAAAATAAGAACCAATGGAGGAATACTATTCATCTCAATTGTTTCAGTAGCATTATCATATAGTTCTCTAAACAAAGAAGTAGTATCTGCCTCTGAATTCTTAGAGACCCACTTTCTAACTTCGGTGAAATTCTTTTCCTTCATTAGTTTTAGTAGGTTCCTAAACGACTCTTGAGACATGTTAACCAAAATGCCAGAGTCTATCTTACCACTAACGGAATAACGCTGAAGTTCGTTTAGTATTCTACGATAATCTGGGAAATACTTTGTGATAAGTTCAGCAACTACCTTGGGGTCGAATTCAACATTTTCTTGTTTAAGGATGGATGTGGCTCTTTTAAAGAAGGCAGCAGCAATCTCCTGTTTTTCTTTAGTATCAATTTTAAATTCGATAACAGAACAACGAGAATGAATCGGTTCAATAATACGATTCTTATAATTAGCAGTGAAGATAAATCTGCAATTAGCAGAAAATTCTTCCATGTAATTGCGAAGAGCTGGCTGAGTAGAGTTTGCCTGTAGATAATCTGCTTCGTCTAAGATGATAA